TACTACTAGTACGTCAGCGATGAGATTAACATCGGCAGGAAGTCTAGTATTTCAATCCGCTAATGCACTGATTTTTAATGGGTCATCTTTGCTACCGTCGTCTAATTCGGTTACACTCGGTCTTTCGACTGCAACATTTGGCGGACTATATGCGTCTACCGTTAGTGCAGCAACATCTGCAACAACTGGATATTTAGAAGGTCAATGGACATTAACACCGACTAGTAATTTAATTCCGGTTACTAGCGGAGCATCAAATTTAGGTTCCTCGGGCAACCTATTTGGATCGGTTTATTCTTCGAACATAAGTGCAGGATCGTCTGCTGCTGCAGGAACATTAGATGGACAATGGAGTTTAACTTCAGGTTCATTGATATCACCGGTAGCTGACCTAACTAGTAACTTAGGCGGATCCTCTCAAAGATTTAGCACTGTGTATGCTTCGGCATTATCAGGATTAACGAGCATTATTGGTTCTCCGAGCGTTGCAGGATCGATTAATCCGTCTGCTGACAATACGTATGCTCTAGGTGCAAGTAATTTAAATTGGTCATCGATTTATTCACATAATTTATTGAGTTCTACTGCTACTATCGCATCACTGTACGTTAATACTGGTACATTTGTAACCCTAACAGCGGTAGCAGGTACATTAACCTCAATAAAGGCAACTGTTGGTAATATTGGTAATCTTACTGCAACTACTGCAACGGTATCATCACTGACTGCAACAGTTGTATCTATAGGATCTGAAACAGTAGGAACTTCGTCAATTACTACTGGATCGATTACTAATTTAACTGCTGCTACCGGCAACATTACGAATATAACTGCAGGTGCAGCTAATATTACAGGGTTGACTGCGACCAATGTTACAGTAAGTTCTACTCTTAATGCAACAAACGGCACTATTACTAGTCTAAATGCAACAAATGCAGGAGTAACAAATCTTAATGCAACTAATGTTGCAATAAACAGTCTGCAATCTACTGCTACAACTATTGCTAACCTAACTGCAACTTCTGCTAACATTGGTACATTGACTGCTTCGGTTGCCAACGTAACCAATGAGACAGTGGCTAATTTGACTGCGGCAATTAGCACTCTAACAACTGCTACAATAACCAATCTCAATGCAACTTATGCCACTGTAAATAATTTAAATGCTACGTATAGTGCGGTCAGCACATTGACATTTGCAACAATTCAAGATGGTTTTTCTCATAAGATTACTAAGATTGATACAGACGGTACACTGTCGTCTAATTCAGATTTGAATTTAGCCACACAAAAGGCAATCGTTACTTACGTTACTAACTTGCTTGCTAATTTTAACGTACCGACTGTGCCGGCCGGAACAGTAATTTACACTGCATCAACATCTACTCCTGCAGGTTATCTACTATGTGACGGATCATCATATTCTACTCTTACGTATCCTGCATTAGCCGCTGCTATTGGATATACATATGGCGGCAGCGTCCATCAATTTAACGTTCCTGACCTACGTGGACAGTTTATTCGAGGTTGGGATGCAGGTCGATTACTTGATGGAGGAAGAATTTTTGGATCTAGTCAATCTGATGCGCTAAAGGCGCATACTCACTTATATCAAGATAGTTGGGATGTTTATGATGCAGAACAAGTGCCCGGTCTTAAAGATGCGTATGGGAATCCGGTGCCATACAATGAAGATAGTAATCCTCAAACTATTGGAGTAAATGACGAGGATGCTGGTTCGTATGAATTTACTAGAATTACACAATCTACAGGTGATGTCGAAACTCGCCCAACCAACGTTGCCCTGTTACCGATTATCAAATATTAAGGGTAAATAGTGTTATGCCATATACAATAAACAAAACAAACGGACAATTAATTGCTACAGTACAAGATGGTACCATAGATAACACTACATCTTTGACTCTAGTAGGTCGCAATTATACTGGATACGGTAGTCCAGTTGATGAAAATTTTATATATCTATTGGAAAATTTTTCCAATAGCACTGCACCTAGTAATCCGTTAACTGGCCAGCTATGGTATAATTCTACTAATAATAATTTGAATGTTTATAATGGATCAGCATTTAAATCTCTTAGTTTTATAACCTATGGAAGTCAAAAACCGATAGGAGCAATTGTAGGAGATTTATTCTACGATGGCAGTCAATTATGGATATATAATGGTTCGGATTTTATTCCTATAATTTCCCAATCTTCTAATGGTGGTAGTTTATCATCGATTTCAGTTAAAGATGAAACACAAAATATTCACTCGGTGGTTGAAATTCCTATTGGTGGTAATGTTGCCACAGTAATTGCTAAAGATCAATTTAGTGTATATACTGGTGAAAGCATTTATTCAACATACAATAATATATATCCTGGTATAAACTTATCCGGTACTAATAGTCAAGGTATTAGTGGATATTTTACTTTAAACAACTATACTGCAACTAGTCAAGTTGGTACTTTACTTTGGGGTACAGCAGCAAGTTCTCTAGGATTAGTAGATGATTCGAGCGGTACTCCAGTTATTATTCGGAGCAATCAACTTCTTACAACAGCACAATTATATTCAGGTCTTAGTCCGTTATATATCTCGGATAACAACGGATTGACTATCGGCACTCCGAAAATTCTCCAGTTCCATTCTACTGGCACGTATAACGCAAATATTAGTGTAATTAATAATGGATCACCATTAAATATTAATTTGAATACAAACGCAGGTACCTATACCAATGTTCTTCAAATCAATGATTTTAGTGGACTACAAATACTGCCTTCAGGCAATTCGACTGTGGCATTAGGGTCATCGGCCAATTATTTTAGTACATTGTATGTAACCACAGTAACTTCTAATACTATTAATGCAACAACAATTAGCACTAATATTGTAAATGCTGCAACTGCGTCGATTAATGTAATTTCTGCAAATACTGCGTCAGTTGCTAAGTTATTAACAGTTGGCCAGGTTCAATCTTCTGGAGTTTCGACAGGGATTGTTACTGCTACTAATATTGCATCGACTACTATTTTTGGTAGTCAGATATACGACACAAATGCAAGAGTATTAACTACCGCAACAATCGGAATGTATGGAGTTACCTCTTTACAAGGTACGGCTAATCAAATTACTGCCAGTGCAGGCATTGGATCAGTAACATTATCATTACCAACTACAGTTGCAGTAACAACAGTGACTGCAACTACTATATCTGCTGCTGCTGGGCAAGTTCTTTCGGGCGGTTTACCATGCCTTACTGCTGCTACCGTACCTAGTGCAGGTGTCGGAGGAGTTATTGGAACAGCTAACCAAGTGTTAGTGAATGGTACTTCGGGAATTGCAACAACTGGAACAATTACTCTCACCCTTGCAAATCCGCTTAAAGATAGCAGCGGTAATGCATATCTTACAGCAGCTACACCTTACGTTTCGACTTTTGCAGGCGGCTCAACTGGGTTAACACCGAACAATGCAACTAGTGGAGCAATTACACTAGCTGGTACTTTAAATGCAAGTAGCGGCGGAACTGGAAATGCTGGAACATTATCGGGTATTCCGTATGCTAATGGCACAAGTGCATGGAGCAATGTTACTTCTGCGCAATTAGCCGCAGCATTTGGTTCTCAGTTTACAACAAACTATATGATCAAAGGCAGTGCCAGCGGTCTTGTAGTATCGTCGTTGGTGTTTGATAATGGAACTAATGTTGGTATAGGACAAGCGTCCCCGGGCGCAAAACTTGATGTCGGCGGTAATATTCGATTGTCAGCAGCCAGTCCGAATATCGAATTTAACAATGGCGGTGGAATGATATATTCCACTATTGGAAATACCCTACAGTTTGCTACCGGTGGCGGCCCTGGTTCACCTAGCGAAAAGATGCGCCTTGATTCTAGTGGAAATCTACACCTTTATGGAGGTCTTTATGTAACCACTACTGGATTGCTTAAAGGAAATGGTTCAGGTAGTTTAGTTACTGCTGCAGGTGGTAGTGACATTACTACCGCACTAGGTTATACCCCTTTACACAATGTTACTTCCGGATATACAGGTGGTAGTTCAGTTTATGTTACAGGATCAGCTCCGGCATCGCCTACACAAGGAGATATTTGGTTAGATACTTCGGGAGGTACTGGTTATACACAAAATGTACCGAACAACATTCTATTATCAAGTAATGCGGGATATTATAGCTACGGCGGATGGACCCAATTGCCGAATGGAATCATTATCCAATGGGGCCAGTTAGCTAACGCAAACGCTATTTCAAATGGATCTAATTTTACTTTTCCGATTGCATTCCCTCATGCTTGTTTGTCGCTGGTTGGTTCGGTAGCAGTTGCAACTGCTACTTATGGTAATCAAAATAATCCAACTTTTTGGATTCAAAGCACTACAGCTTTTGGTGCAAGTAGCTGGGACGGTACACCTATCCCCCATATGTTTATTGCGATTGGATATTAAAATGACGATTTCTTACAGCCCATCAACTAAGGGGTTTTATCCTAGTACAGTATATTATCCAAATCTTCCAGAAGATTTAATTTCAATAACTGATGATCAGCACCGAATTCTTATGATACAATTAAATCAAGGTAATAAAGAGATTGCAGTAGTTAACGGTGAATTACAGGTAATCGATTCTGCTCCGGTTCTTATTACATGGAATGATATCCGAGCAGTTCGTGATGCATTATTAACTAAAAGTGATTTTACTCAGGTTCCTGATTATCCAAATAATCGAGCCGGTTGGGCAACTTATCGTCAAGAACTTAGGGATATTACTAAAACATTCTCCGATCCTAATTCAGTAGTTTGGCCGGTTGCACCGGGAGAGTAATTTATGCCATCTGTAGCAAAAGTATGGAATGGATCAAGCTGGGTACACCCGTATTTTCTTTATCCAAAAGTATGGGATGGTTCACAATGGGTAATTGGAACAACTAGAGTGTGGACAGGCCCGGGCTGGAATAGATCTCCTACTGATACCCAAACAGTAACAGTCGGAAGTTTAGTATATTATGTACAAATTTATGGTTATTATAATAGCAATGTAGGTTCTATTGCTTCTGGAAATTCTACACTATATGATAACGCGCCGATTACTGGACTTTTTTATGAGTTGCCGTATCTCGGCAGCACCGGCACCGTTACTCTAAGTATAACTAATGGAACAAATGATGGCTGGAATACTATGACAATTAATGGTACTCCTTATGCTAGAACTGCTGCTGCTTTTTCTTCCGGAACCTGGACTTGGCCTGCGCCTACTAATCCATTCGGTACTACTGTCGGCGCACAAATTATTACAACTTGGGCTTAATAAATCTTATAAGTCAAAAAAAAGCGCACCTTTCAGTGCGCTTTTTGTTTATGCTACTGTCTTAGCAGCTTTAGTAGTTGCTTTAGCAGCCGGCTTAGCTGGAGCCTTTTTGGTAACGGGCTCTGCCTCGTCTGCCTCCTTGCGCAACCTCGCAGCTTCCTTATATAACGCATCAGCACGTGACCGCTTTTCTGCAGGAGTTAATACAACGTTAGTTGACTCTCCGATTGTGACAGGGGCCTCGTCGTCGACTACGACTTCTGCGGGCTCTGGAAGTGTCTGTACAGTTGCATTTGCACCGTCCTTAACAGCCAATTCGTTCAACGTAATTCCGCGCTGTTGAGCAATGATGTTGTTTAGCTCATTGAGCGGAACAGTAGACTTTGTGTCAGGAGTAACTAGCACTTCGCTAGTTGGAACCTTCTTTAGAAAACCATTGGTATGAACATAATGGAGCATGTTCGTACCATCTGGGAATCTGCGCACAGCCATAACGTCGGCTAGTTCGTCTGCTTGCTGTCCCATATCAGACTCGACTAAGCTCATTAGTCCGTCATGATATGCATCCATAAGTTGTTGAGTACCAACAACTAGTGCAGAATGTGGATCTCCCGGCAATGTACGGTAAGCGATGACGATTCTCGCTCCGTTATTCTTCATTTTTCCAATGTGTTTCATAGAAACTCCTATTAGGCTGCCGGTGCAGCGGCAGGAGCCTCTGCATCAGTCTGTGGCGCTACAGCATTCAAAAAGTCATTTAGCTTATTAAAGACAGCGCCTACGGCAGCCATTTCGGCAGCCTTAAATGCGCCGCGCTGTGCAGCAACATCGATAACGGCACGTAGATTGCCAAGATCCTGAACAGTCAATTCAGGTGCTGCTTCGGCTGGAGCAGCAGTTTCAGTAGTATCAGACATATAAATCTCCTATTAGTATTTTTTGTCTAGTAAAGGACACGAAAGACTCAACATAGTTAGTTCTTTTGCATCCTCTACGCCTAATTCGTGGATCTCGACCAACTTATTGTCCGAGTCCAATTTTAAATTTTTGACAATAGCGTACCTACTGTCTAGGTTTTGATAAACCCAACCGTCAAGTGCAGATACAATATTTGCACTGACGGTCATTTTGGCAAAATGTGCAGGCATAAAATGTAAACGCCTAACATTCGCTACATTTAATGCATTAACTGACCCTCTTGTTAACGACATAATGTACCTACTTTATTTATAATATGCGTACTGCCCGAACGGCGGAATAATGGATTCTGAACCGTGAATAATAAACAAAGATTCGCAATAATCTTCATCTCCCCAACTTCCGCAAGGCCATCCGTCAGTAAACATGATGAATCGTTTTGGCTCGATATTCTCATCCTTCATGAATTTGAAGTTTGCATCGAAATCCGTGCCGCCACCGCCTTTGACTTCGTAATACATAATTTCGTCTGCATTATCTGCACTAAATTTTGCATAGTTGTACACCTTGGTATCGAAGCACCACAGCTGGAGATTGAAGTCTACATATTCATCCATGATACCTTTGACTTCGGAAAGAAAGTCCTTGGCCTGCTTGTCTGAAATAGAACCGCTCATATCAACAGCACAACATACGTCGATAGTTTCTTCGTTGATCATGCCCGGAAGAATCGCACCGCTCATCTGGCTCTTGCGATTAGGCCGAGAAAAGCTAAAATTACTTTTGAGAATACTTTGAATATTCATTCGAAGTAGTTCGCGCCAATCCATCTTAGGTTCGGTGAAATCTTTGATCAGTCGAGCAACGCCTTCGGGAATTCGACCAGCACCTGCTGCCTGTGCAGCATTGACCATTGCTTCTTTGATTTCATCTCGAATCTTACGCAACTCTTCCTTAGAATAACGAGGACGCCCACTGCCTTCTTCACCGTCGTCGTCACCGCCGGGATCACCTTCACCGTCGAGGTGTTCGTCGAGAAGCTCGCCTAGTTTGTCTAGATCGATTTTATCGGCCTTTGCGTAGAGATCGTCGTAGATTTCTTCGAAAGACCAACCACGGTATTTGGGATCATAAAACACCTTGATACACCGAGGAAATTCACCGATATGATCGTCCTTGCAGATCTGATTAACAGCGTAATCCATTGCAATGTTTGCTAGCTTTTTATCACGACTGCCTGCTCGACCCATATGATCAAACACGTTATGAAGCACCTCGTGTGCAAAACCGAATTCGCATTCTTTGGGATCTAACTTCAGCACAAAGCCGACGTTATAATAGAAATTACGACCGTCAGTGGCTAAGGTAGGTAGCCAATCTGAAGCATCGATAATTTTCAGTCGAGTAGCCAGATTGCCGAAAAACGGATGCCGCAACAGCAGACCGATACGTGCAGTAACTAGACGTTCAACTGCATCATTCTTTTCTGCAACAGTGTATTCGCGCTTTTCAGCCTTAGCAGTACGCTCTTGTTTCATGACAGTCATAAAATATTCCTTAGTGTTTAATGTAGTCTAATTGTATAGATATTTACAATGGTTGTCAATAGAGACTATATGAAAAAGCCCCCGTTAGGGGGCTTTTTATTACTCCATTGCAGTAATAATGTACTTACCGTACTTGCCGTGGAATTCATCGAAGCTCTTCAACTTTGATGGATCAAATGGCAGGTTGTATTGGGTAAGTGCAACCTTTGCGCCCATAACCGTAATTTCAGTAGGGAAGTTATCCATCATAAAGCGGAAGAAGCAATCTGCCTGAGAGTTCCAATCGGCTTCCTTGCGCTCGTGTGCAGTCTGCAATTCGTAACACATGGAAATAGTCAACGAATACATTGCGGAAATTTCCTTAATGTCCAGTTTCTTAACATTGCCGTTAAGGATATCTTCTGGACGAGGCAACATCTTAGCAATCTTTCGGTGTGCCATAAACTTGACAGCAAGACCGTCGCCGATAGCACCCGAAACAAGATCAGTTAGAGTACCTTCTGAAAGGTCATCGTCACCGAGCAAGTCCGAAACAAACGACCAAGAACGCGGAGTAGCAAACGAACGACTTGGGCTGCGAGGATCAAAATCGTAAAGATCCTGCTTGGCAAAACCTACATAACCAATGACCTGTTCGTGCAGCTTGTTCTTAACGGCCCATTCCTGCCAATCGTCGAAGCTAGTGCGCAGTTCCAAGTGCAGGAAGCGATTAGCCAGCGGAGCAGGCATACGATAAGTAACGCCCTTGTCAGTTTCACGGTTACCTGCAGCAACAATGCTGACACCCTTGGGCAAATGATAGCTACCAACTCGACGGTTAAGAATCAGCTGATACGCAGCAGCCTGAGTAGCAGGAGCAGCAGAGTTCAACTCGTCAAGGAACAAAATTGCAGTGGATTCTGGATCGCTTGGAAGTTCAATAGGCGGAGCCCATTCCATCTTATGCGATTCTGGATTGAAGAACGGAATACCCTTAATATCAGTCGGCTCCCAAAGGCTCAAACGAACGTCGATAACTTCGCGATCTGCTTCATCGCCGAGCTGCTTAACAATATCACTCTTACCGATACCTGGAGGTCCCCACATAAAGACCGGACGGTTTACCTTAAAACATTTGCGGATTGCAGCCTTAGCCTCGTTCGGAGTCTGGGTGCGGTTAATACTCATTGATTCTGCCATTTGTGACCTCGTTGTTTAGAGTTGCGTAATTGCTTATTACTCGTGCATTGTACTGCAAACGTAGGAGGTAGTCAAGTGGGTTTCAAAAATTATTTTTGAAAATATCAATTTTTATTGATATGCAATATTCATTGCTTTGGCAAGACCAAATTTTTGAATATCACCGCTGAACAGTATTAATTGAACAGCAGTTTTTTCTTTGAACACAATGATAGATTTTTTGTTGAAATAATATGGACCATCGATGAATCGATCTAACCAAAGCATGACTTGATTAGTTATGGTTAGATCTTTTGGAAATTCGATCTCATAACTTTTCATTTCTAATTTTTCTTTAAAAAGGGAATAGCCTTCGTCTGTTAAACGAAGGCCACTGCTCTTTCGTGGATTCTGCCATATTGAATTATAAGTCTTAGCGTAACTACCGCTGTCGATACCTACACCTAGATGATCACAAACAATTTTAGTTAATTGTTGCTTGATATCCATTAGTCGAGCTTTTCACCTGCAGTCAGTTTAAACACTCCAAAGTCTGCACAATTGAATAACTTGTTTAGTTTTTCCGCAAGATTAATTGCATGTCCGCTATTGGAGAATGAAACTTTCTTATATTTAGGTCCTAGCTGGTGTCCGAGGACACTAGTAGTTTTAAGGTTAACTGGCTTATCTTTATAAAAAACAGCCCAGATTGCTTCGGCTTCTAGGACTTGTTCGGTTTTATATGTTTTTTTATTCGTTATTTCGAGCAAAATGTTTGGTTTTGGCCTAGACATGCAGCGTACCTCTTATTAATATATACGCTGTTATTTATTACATTCTTATAAAGATCCGCCGTCCATCTTAATGGTGATATCACCTTGCTGTTGTAGATTGAATGCAATGGCATCTAAATCGCCTGCTAGACGCGTCATTACTACTGCTAGAGATTCTTCGAGCAAAATGACGTCATTTATTGACAAATTGAGGCTCTTTTGTCCGCTTTTTCGAGCGATTCTGGCCTTTTCTAGGAACATTTCGATAGGTAATGTATTCAAGGGTTGCATTGGTCTTTACTCACTGAATTTAGCACAGTCCTCATTTCAAGGTCTGTTTTGAATGGACCTTTATAAGGATACCGTTCGAGTGTAATTAACTTAGGACAAAAGCTCTTAACCCATCCTTTGCGGAATTGAATTACGTAATAGCCTGCACAATATAGGCTTTTACTCTTGGAACTTTTTGCATAGATCGGCAAACGTTTTTGAACATTCCATAGTGGACCGTATGCTTTACCGTTAGTTGGAAATCCGTAAATTTCGGTAGGCAAAGGAGGCTTTGTTACTTTTTCTTTCTTTGAGATATCTTCGGAAAGAGTTATACCAAATCTTTCCTTGATTTCTTTTAGATCGTGTACTTCGAATTTTTGACCACGGCACAATAAGCTATACCCTTTTTTCTCTTTGCTAAGGGTAGCTAATTTTTCTCCGCCGTTTTCTAGAATCCAAAATTTATTTGGAACTAGTACTTTTGCTCTCGTAATCATTGGTGATACCTTGCGTTTAGCGGCTCTGCATAACTTTGTACTTGTTCACTGACTTTGACAAGATCGTGCTGGCCGCAAAATTTCATAAGTCGAATACCGACTTGACTAATATTCTTTTCTTTGTCGATTTCTGCCTGGATTGTTTCTACAATTTGCAGTTTAACATCATCGGGTTGAGCCTTAAGGTCGCAAAGAACAATGTTTCGATTGTAGTCCTCTAGAACGCGATGTTCTTTACCTTCGTGATCAGTCCACCGTTGAAGCATTAGATTATTCCATGCCCACCCTTTAGAGTTGCGATCTGCAAATGCTTCTTGCAATCCGACTTTATTTTTAGTGCCTTTTTCACGAACACCTGGGTATGCACTGAACACATTATCGCTGGTATCGCCGCGCATACATTTCTTGAACAACTGCCATTCTGGCTCAGGAGCAGGTTTAATTTCGCCTGTCTTTTTGTCCTTGATCGGTTTACCTTTGTCGTCGAAGTAACCTTCGTGAGTAATGGTCATATTCATTACACCGTTGTACTGTTTTACATTGGGCGCAATTAATTGTGCAAAATCACCGTCTGTTGAGATAATAACATGATTGTCATTAGGGTGAGCAGCGATCCACCCTGCGATTAGATCGTCGGCTTCGAGATTGGGATGGCGCAGTACGGAGCAATTAGTTTTTTCGTTGATGTATTCTTTAAACACATCAAATGTTTCCCAAAACAGCTTTTCTTCTTCAGCTTCTCGAACTGAATGAGCAGCACGAGCATCACTGCGATTACGCTTATATGGCTCATAATAATCTTTGCGCCACGAACGACCTTCGAGGCAGAAAACAACATGTTTGCCATCAAAGTCTGCCCACGCTTTTCGAATAGAACTAAGAATAACGTGCAGGCTCATTCCGACTTTTTCGTGAGCATCGCCGCGCATAGCATGCCGTGCTCTAAAAAATGTATTCGCAGTATCTACTAGAATATATGTCATTATCCGATTTCGCTCTTTCCGTTTCCGAGATTGTTGACATTAACGTAACCGCCGTATCTACGGTCCATTGGTAACCCTTCGTCGTTGCCGATTTCTCGGCAAAGGTCTTGAAACCATTTATCGACGAGTTCTTCGTCTGTACCGCCTGTGTAGCCTGCCTCGCGTAATGACACAATAAAATATTCATTCCAGTCGAGTTCAAAAAAACCATTCTTAGGATTTTCTTGATTAACCTGCACATCAATTACAGCTACCCACGGTTCTTTATTTGCGTTAGCAATTTCTTTTGGAGTTAGCGGAGTACTAGGTACAGTATATTTTTCAGCTTCTTTCTCTGCACCCTTACCGGTAAACCAATTTATGAATCTATCAAACATTGTCATTCCTTATGTAGCCCAAGCGTTCTTAAACAACGGCACTTGCAAACGATCACTATAACGCAAACCGTGTTGCAGTGCAAGCAATGCGACATTCTTATTATTTAATGCATACACGCTTTCTACACCACCTACGGGCATTAAGTAGATCGGACCGTTAAATCCTGCATTACGATATAAGTTTGATACTTCTAACGCTTCGTTGGCATCGTCTTCGGTGGCAACTACAAACTTGAGATAAGCATAGCCTACCTGTTCGTAATCGCAGACAATTTCTGGCCGGATTGCTTCTTCGCGCTTTTCGCCACTGACACTTAGCTTAGGACTTACACTAAATGTAATTTCTCTAGCATTGTCTTGTTGCTGCCATTCGATTAGATACTGCTTAAATCCATTATCTAATTCTTGCGTACCATTTGTTTCGAACGTGATTTCTTTAAGATTACGCATCTTGAAATTGCCGAGCAATTCTGGATATGAACGCTGCCAACCTAGCAGCGGCTCGCCGCCCGTGATAACAAGGTGCTCATCGCGCCATTCGTTATACGGAAGAAGTCCCAAGATGCGATCTACGATCTCACCCGTTTCTACCTGCGGGGACAGACCTTTAAAACGCGGGTCCCAAGATGCGTAACTATCACAGCCTGTGGTGACAAGTGGAAGAGTGTGATACTCTGTATACTGTGTTGGATCAAGAGAGGATGCTTCGGTGCTCAATTCTCCCTTGGGCATTCCGAAGCCAGCGCACTTGAAATTGCAACCAAATGTGCGTAAGAAGATTGAAGGGACACCCATATATCGACCTTCGCCTTGAATACTATAAAATAATTCTGCTAGTTTAATCTTGCTCATTCGCCGTCACCTGATTCATCTAATCCAAGAAGGTATCCTTCGAGATGCCCTTTAGAATGGCCTGCATAAAATGCATGACCCATCCATTTTTCGACTTCTTCTGAAATTTCAGGAAAGTCGCTGAAGTCTTTTGTACGTTGAAGTTCGATCCATTGTTGAAATTCGTTCATTTAATCTTTGCCCTTTAGACTATCTATAATTACTTTTCTTTCACGATTATACACTTGATCTTTCAAAAAGTCAAGCAGTTCGTCGTGCTGCATTGTTTCGGCTTTATTTAGAATATTCTTACAGGCCAGCATGTAATATCTACTTCTAGCCGCCGCCTTAAATTTTGCTTGATCTTCTACATGGAACTGCAAGCATTGTCTGAAAACTTCTGCAGCCTGCGAAGGAGTTCCGCTCCACTTAACATCTCCTTCTGGAGTAATTCTTACGACTTCTTTATTTCCCTGCGAATTGAACGTAATTCCGGTATTTTGAAAACTCGAACTAAAATTCATTCCTGTGGAGTAATAATGCGTAGGTGAAGTATATCCAGTAACGCCATTTGTTACGGTAAGTTTTGTCATAGTGCTTGCCCATTTATTTCGAATGATGAATTCTCTTGCGTTTGAATTACTCATCATTGCTGCACTTTCAACATGTAGAATTAATGAACTCAACCTAGATAGCAGATAGATAATTTTAGGAAGAATTTTAACTTTTATTTTTGCTTTAACTAATTCAAACATTTGATTTACTTTGAAAACACCCTGTTAAACTGATTATTAACTCGCACAAAAGTAGTGCATTTGCTTAACTGTTTTAAATTTTCTGCACCGACGTATGTGCAAGTGCTGCGCAATCCGCCGAGTATATCTTGTAGGGTGCTTGTAATTGGCCCTTTATAAGGTACTTCTACAGTCCGACCTTCTGAACTTCTATACTCGGCGACTCCACCGTGGTGTTTTTTCATTGCAGTTTCGCTGCTCATTCCGTAGAATTGTACACAACGATCTCCGATTATAATAGGTTTACCTTCATCAGTATGCCCGGACTGCTTCCAACGAGTAACTATTGTGCCACCGCCTTCGTCGTGACCGGCAAGCATTCCGCCGAGCATTACAAAGTCAGCACCTGCACCAAATGCTTTAGCCACATCTCCGGGACAAGTGCATCCACCATCAGCAATAATATGCCCGCCCAAGCCATGAGCGGCATCAGCGCACTCAATAATCGCGGACAGTTGGGGATAACCGACACCAGTTTGGATCCTAGTTGTGCAAACACTACCAGGCCCAATGCCCACTTTAATAATATCAGCTCCACGTAAAATTAACTCCTGTGTCATATCTGCGGTAACAACATTGCCCGCAATGATAGTGTGTTCGGGAAAAGTTCTGCGAACCAGTGCAACAAAGTCACCGAATGATTCACTATAACCGTTAGCAACATCAATGCAGATAAAATGAACATACGGATATGTTTGCATTAGAAGTTGCAAGCGTTCAAAGTCCTTGTCGCTAGTGCCAGTGCTAACTGCAAATCTATGAGGATTTAATCCAAAAGGAATTTCAACAGTATCTTTGGTTAAGCAGGTAAACAACTCGTAATTTTGCAATGATTCTGCCATTTTGACGGTGCCGACTCCGTCCATATTGGCAGCCATAATAGGAACGCCTCTCCACGCTCGACTGCTATGTTTGAATGTATATTCACGCCGAAGATCTACATCTTTGCGACTAGTCAGGGTTGATCGCTTTGGGCGAATTAACACATCTTCAAAGTCTAATAAAATTTCTGGCTCAATCCTCATTTAGCCCACCACTCTTCCCAAGGAAAATCAACCCAAACATCGTCTTCAGCTTTGTTGATTTCGATTGCATTATGATCAGTTTTGAAGTTGCTCGATAGATTGTCTACAAGAACTGCGAATCGTACATTTTTGTGCCAAACAGTATCCCATGATGACTCGTGTGGTAAGCAGCATCCTTGCCAATCGTTTTTAATCCATTCAAAGGTTGCACCGGTATCGTTAATGTCGTCGACGATGAGGATATTTTTACGCTTCTTGATATCCCAACGACAGTTGCCATACAAGTGCCGTTCGTCTTCGTTTACATAACCAAATGCTTCGTCGGCCATCCAAGCGTTAGTTTCTGTATCCTCGTTGTCACGCAGGCACACTTTTAAAGTATTCATCGGAACATCGAAATAATGACTGATCATTACAGCAGGAATTAAACCACCGCGTGTTAGTCCTACAACATAATCTGGGCGCCAGTTACTATTGGCAATATCTCGACATAGTTTAGCTGTGTATGCACTAATGTGATTGTGTGTAAGTGTGAGCTTTTTCATATTACCTCCGCAGGCATTCCATGGTAATCATTTTACCAAGTTCTTGGCCTAAATCTTGTTCATCAGTGACAATAAAAAGTCGATTGTTATTAGAATCTCTTGTAACATCGTACTGCCTTGATTCAATAACAAATCCACCTGCTGCCCTATGAACTGTAATGTTCATACCGTTTGCGCTAATGGTATCTCGACTTACTGAAGCATAAGATGCTTTTTCTAACGGATACTCTTCACTGCTATCTAACCAGTTCTTTACTTTTCTTTTAAACCAACTCATAGCGGCGCGAACTCCTGCTGTAGTTTACTTTGTTTCTTGATTATTTTTCCCATTTGTCACAACACCCATTTTTATAAATATATTTAAGTTTAGCACAATATATAGGATAAGTCAATGTTTATAGATAACAAATACACTAAAGTTTATTACAAAATAATCAACAGTGCTATTGCTCGTAACCATCTCAAGGAACGATATGACGGATTTCAAACACATCATATCGTTCCTCGTTGTTTTGGCGGATCTGATTCTTCTGATAACCTTGTTGTGCTTACCTACAAAGAACACAGAGTATGTCATCGTTTATTAATAAAAATGACAGTTGGCGCAAATAAACATAAAATGATGTATGCCTACAAACTGTTTAACAGACATTACGATATTTCTCATCTTCCTACTCCGCAAACATATTGCACTCCGGAATCCTACATTAAAATGTCTAATACAAGAAAGGTTAATGGTTCCTACAAACGAGGTAAAGACAACATATTCTCTACTCCAGAAATCGTTGAACAAGTCCGACAGCGTATGATTAATAACAACCCTATGAAAGCTCCCGAACAACGAGAGCGTATGATCCTAAATAACAATAATCCTAATGTTTGTCCTGTAGTAGTCGAAGGAATAACTTTTCCTACTATAGGAGCCGCATCGCGATATTTTAATACTACGCCATACTTACTTAAGAAACGATTTACTTACCATTTCTTGACTGTAGCCTAATATTGTCAAAGAACTCTTTCTTTGTTCCTGCATCCGTAGAGAACGCACCACGTAATACGGTGGTTTGTGTTAAACTGCTGTGTGCCATGATGCCTCGATTGGTACAGCAACCATGCTCGGCTTCTAAGTAGACCGCTACGTTTTCGGAGTCTGTTGCGCGAGAGATTTCCCTAGCAATATCATTACAAAGTTCCTCCTGGAGAGTACCACGTCTTGCACACCATTGTGCGATTCGTGTGTATTTGCTAAGTCCGATGAGTTTTTGTGCGGCAATAATACCAATATAAGCAACACCAGTAACGGGTTGGTGATGATGGCTGCACATGCTACGAAGCTCGCTGCGAACAACAAGCATACCTTCGTAGCGGTCCTGCGAGTCATTTGGAAATGCTGTTGCGTCTGGTGCTGATTCATATCTACCTGCCATAATTTCATTAAAGTACATTTTTGCCAAACGCTTGGCAGTACCTTTGCTATTTGGATCGTTTTCACGATCGATTACCAACGAATCTAACACACCTTCGAATGCTTCAGTAGTTTCGTCGATTAGCTTTGCAATATCTTCTTCGGTGAGATATTCTGAAATGTTATCACCGGCCCAAAAACGCTTGCCGGCAGCTTTTAAGGTTTCACGAATTTGTTTACTTGTTTTCATTATTATTTCCTAATTACACTATATTATAGTGTTTTATTTAGGCAATGTCAATCTTACTTAATATTTTTTAATAAAATATCTGCACTGAAGAATGTCTCAGTTAACGCCATTGCCTGCTTGCGAATGTATGGAACTCGTGAATCATAAAAATCCATATGTTGCATAATTTCACGCATTAGATACGGACGACATTGCACGTATGAATCCCAATCTTCAGTCCATTCACTGGGGTACTTAAATGTATCGATATACATTTCGCTGTAGCTCAAACGATCCGGAACCATTGGAATTGCATCTAGCAATGCACCCTCGTAACAGCTAATACCTAAGGTTTCCTGCAAATTCGCACTGAAAATCATTTTAGCTTCGCCTAACAGATTATGATATTCATTCTTTGTTAGTTCTTGATCTTGACATACAATGAATTCGTACTGCGGCAAGTGTTCTTTCAAATCACGAAATATTTCGACCTGCTTTTCTGGTGCAATACGATGTGGGAATAAGATTAGATCTCGCTTAGGCATACCTTTATACGGAGTAAGAGTTCCCTCCATGTATTCCATAGGCCATCCTGTTCTTACAATTCTACCTGGATGATAGCTCATGATGCTTTCGACATTGTCATCATCTAATAAGTTTGTGCAAAACATATCAATGTGAAAATCGGTGGCAAAATAGTTGTGGTCGAAACAATAGAAAAAACTAAATTCAGCATTCCGTACCCAAGGTTCGTCTCCGATCAGCCGACCTAAAAAGTCTTGCGGATCGTAGCTACCTGCATGCCAAAGACCGTGTGTAGTAACAGGAATCTGTAGCAGTTCGCTCATATATTTTAGATTAATAATTCCGGGATGCCACGCATCGGTGAATATAAAATGGTCACCTGCGCGTACTTTACCTTCGGTGAATAACCTGGCCATCTGTTCGACTTGGCTAGCTTTATAGATATTTGTACCGCCGAAATTGAGAAATGCCCCGGGCGTGGTCGCCCGAGGAATATCTTTTGGTCCTTCAATAACATGAATTAAATGTCCATGTTTCTTTAGGAGTCTAGGTACATGGGTCTTCCATTGACCTGTATACCTAGATTCTACAGCTTCTAAATCGATTAGAAAGACA